ACTAGAGTTAGCTATCGGACCATGGAAGCTCACCTTCATTTCAAAATCAAGTGCATATACAATCGTTCGCCTTGATTCTAAACTTCCTTCAAAATCATCTGAGAAAGAAACACCCTGTATGATAATAGGTATATCTTCTTTAAAGTCAGGATACTCTGTCGGAAACGGTGAGATCGTTAATGTATACTGTGGATTAAAGTATGGTAAGACCTGCTCAACAACCTGTAATGCATCATCCTGAGATTTAGCGTAAATATTTAACTGAAAGTTAATTGTATACGGAACAGGTGAAAAGAACTTTTGACGAGTGTTGTTATCACTACCAACAGTGTTAAATGTACTTGTCTTTGTCAGCTGTCGAGAAGTATCGTACGCAAAGTTTGTAATCTCAAATGAAGCACGTGGTAACTTGATTGCTACCTTTGTGTCATCATATAGATCTTCTTGCTCTCTAATTCTATCAAGATACTTTCTCTTTGGAGCATACGAAAGTGGAATCTTAACTTGACTTACACCAGCACCAGAAGAATTCTTACGAATAATATAGATATCGTTGAAGAGACGACCAAAGATCGCAACACATTTTCTAATTTTTTCGTGATAAAAATATTGGCCAAACATAATTAATTCTCCGGCTCACCAAATGGATTGGTTTCAGTAAAGTCTAAGAAGCCGTCTGAAATTGTATCAAAATCAGCATTCTGCTCATTCTCAGAAATCTTATTGTCCTCTTCTAAGACATTAACTACGTCGTATGTATTACCACCAACAACAATATCACCACCAATGAAGTTGTGGTACTTACCATCTGACGCTCCGACGTGCACGATCTGAAGAACATGATCAGAATCAGAGAAGCCACTGACTTCACCAGAGATTGTCAATCCTTGATCAGAGTCGAGTGTCTGAGTAACAGTGTCACCGATTGTAATAGATGAGGTGTCTCGATCGTTAATATACAATCTATACGTGTATGCATAGTCTTGTTCGATCTCATCAATCTCTGCGATATCAGTATCGAAGTCTTCATCATTGTATTCGAACAACTGACAACGCATCTTATAAGTCGGTAGGTTGCTCAATTGATAGAATGGTTGCTCGTGCTCAACATGCATGATCTCAAACAAAGACTTGGTCATCGGAAGATAAATCAAATCACCTTCCTTTGGTCTTTCAACTGTGACATCATTATCGTATCGGTTGACTAACTTATTCCACTTACGGCGTGCAACAATAAAAGTTGCCTCATCTCGTATCTCAACACCGAATCGAGTAAACAGATCACCTTCTCCGTCAAACCCTTCGACGTTTTCAATGTACATACTTACTTTATATGCTGAGCTGAAACGCGAAGGAATGTCATCACCGAATATTTTATCTTCGGCTACAATTGTTCTTGGAAGATAATAGACCAACTGGCCATAGATCTCTAAAGCCTCGATCGTAATGTCTTCGTAGAGATTTTGCTCTGAACGAACTGACGGATTGAAGTATGGATTCATTCCCATATTTCTATCCTACAAAGAAATCAGGTGGAAGTTCGTGATTCATTCGAATCTCTTCACGCAGTCTTTCAATCTCTTGAGTCGCATCATCATAGTATTGACGACCATTCATGACCACACCACCTGGTAGTTGCATACCTTCAAACTTAATTAGGTTAGCACCCCACTGTCTTTTAATCAGCGCAGTTGTGTATTGTTTGAGCCACATGTCGTTCCAGATCGAACTGTTTGAACTCGGATCCAGAATCGTATAAACTTCAGCAATGATGTAATCACCTGCTTTGATATCACCGTCTTCAAAGTCTCCAAAGATATACAGTCTATTCTCTCTCCGTGAAAACTGAACTTGTGGATGACCATTGAGTTTCATATCAAGAAGTGATAGGTACTGTTGCATTTGCTCGTAATAAGCAAGATCACCAGCAAAATGAATCAGTGAGGCCATGTCGTTGAGCATCATCTGATACTTGATATCAAAGAAGTTACGACCCTGGTTGAAGTTAGATGCAAGTGGAAACAGTCTTGAAACGAAGACGATGTTTGGATCTAAGGAAATGTATTCGTTACTGACGTCATCGGCTGTGACAAGGTGCTTCAGAAAAGTACGAACTGTCGCGTCGGAATGGTATTCCTGATAATACTGAAGTGCTTCATCGACTCTGTCTTCGAGCTGGTCTTCATCCACATTGATTTCAATCACTGGATCGCCAAGTTCACGAAGACTGTAGTCAATCAGGCCTTGCCTTGTAGACGGATTCGCCATATCATAGTCCTAAGATTAAGAATTCTTAGTACTATTTATAATGTTTTAATATTGAAGTCTTGTCAAGTTTTAAAATAGTCTGCTGGGTTACAAACCGGTTGAGTATTGGTAAACAGCATCACCATCTTGGCCAACTATATACATCTTTGTTCCATCTGGTTTAAATTCAATATTCGTTGGTACTCCGTCTTCTGACGATACACTAAAGCTCACACTATCATAGGATGCTGTGGATATATCAAACGCTGTTGATAGAGTATATTGATAGATTGCATCATTAGTATAACCAATCATGTACATTTTTGTACCTAATTCGTCAAATGCTGTATTATAAGGAGTACCATCCTCTGAAGTCATATTCAAACTTACACTATCATAAGATGCCGTGGATATGTCAAACGCTGTTGAAAGCGAGTACTGGTAAACAGTGTCAGAGGGAAAATCCGTTATATACATCTTTGTGCCATCATTATTAAATCTAATGCCAGACGGGCCAATTGACTCTGAACTCACATCAAAACTTACACTATCATAAGATGCTGTGGATAAACTGTAAGCTGTTGAAAGCGAGTACTGGTAAACAGTGTCAGTTGTATTTGAAGTAGTATACATTTTAGTTCCGTCATTATTGAACACAAATGCCAACGGATTTGTTGATTGGACGCTAAAACTTACACTATCATAAGATGCCGTGGATATGTCAAACGCCGTTGAAAGAGTATACTGATAGATCGCATCGTTATCATAGGCGAGAATGAACATTTTAGTTCCGTCATTGTTAAACTGTGGGCTACGGGCCCCTATAGTTTGAGATGATACACTAAAACTCTTACTATCATAAGTAATCTGAGTCACATCGACGGTCCATCCAAACAATAGCGTAAACGTATTGACGCTGGATGAGATATTCACACCATCTGTTGCTTTAAATGTAACAATTGCTGACTCAGCTGTTGCCGAATCTGAGCTCAGTGGAGTAATAGTAAACTCGTTACCGTCCTGACTAATTGATCCTATTCGCACTAAGTTACTATCACCCGTTGCACTATATGTGATTGGATCTCCATCAGAGTCAGTTGCAAGAATGGTAATCTTAGTGGTTTCACCTTCAGTTGATAAAGCAAATGGTGTTGTATTTCCGTCCGAATCTTGTACTGATAAAATGCTAGGAGCCAGGTTGACTAGTGCTACATTGTACCAGCCAGATCCTTGCCAGATATACAAACGGTTATTTGAGTTAACAAATGCTTGATCACCAGCTGTGTTTCCAACATAGGGCAATAAACCAGTTGAGTCATATACTGTTGCACCAAGTGAAACAGATGATGCAATTCCACCCGCAAGAATATTGCCTGACGTATCAACATCTGAAGCAAGTTTAGAGAAATTAAAATTTTTACTAGCCATGACTTATTCTCTGGATCTTTATATGGTTTATTTATATACTTACCCGAGGCGTGCTGTCGGGAATCTGAAAAACACAGCGCCTTGGAATCCATCACCAGCATCTTGTCTTCCTCCGGCTCCTCCAGTGTGCATATTAGATCCTCCAGCAGATCCGTAATTTGTTGCATTTGTTACTGCTTGAGCGCTTCCTTGTGAAAGACCTGCACCACCTAGGCCTGGAGATCCCGGTGCAGTATTATAGTTTACACCTCCACTACCAGCTGCAAAACGGCCTCCGTCTGATGCGCCAGATGATGCTTCTAAGGTTGAAAATGCTGACAGCGTATAACCATTACCACCATTACCAGTACCTGTGCCACCTGCTGCTCCGGCGCCGCCAGCGCCACCGCCACCTCCACCGACGCCACTACCAGTACCATCGCCACCTTTGTTTCTATATACATTAAATCCAGTCGGTACAGTACCAGCATATGTTGCTAATGAAGGAGCAGTGTTGTTTATTTGCTCTCCACCACCTGAGCCAGAACCACCATCATAGTTTCCGCCAGTGTATGTCTGGCCACCGCTCCAACCTTGAATACCACCTTGGCCGCCTTTTGCATCAGCCCAGAGTCCTGTGCTCGCTCCTGTCACTGTCGTATTTCCACCAGGATTACCGACAGCTGGAGTTCCCAGTCCTTGTGTTCCAATACCACCAGCTCCGATGCTAAATGACCAGGTGTCATCAGGCATTGTTATGTAAGCCGAAGGGTTATAGATTACTGCGCCGCCACCAGCACCACCACCATAATAGAAAGTAGCACCAGCACCACCACCGCCTATCACAGCCATATAACTTAAATATATGTTAGAAACACCAGAAGTTTGCAGTGTATACGAGTTATTAGTAAATTTGAATAGTGTGTATTGGCCATCCGTTGATGTAATTCCAGCATCTACCAACTCTTGATAGTTTACAACTAGAGATTGCAGTGGGACTATAATTGTCACATTCTTTGTTGATAGGTTCACTCCATCCGAAGCTCTTCCAGTAAAGATTCCGTTGTCTGTTGTGCTCGATGTTGAGTCATACGTTAAGATAAATGTTCCATTCGACTCGTTTACAACGTTACTAACATAGTCGTCTGCGATACTATCTAATAGGTATGACCAGGTAAGTACTGGAGTATCAGAATCAACAGCTGTAAATGATATCGTTGTATCTGAATCTGTTAACTGAGCGCTGTCGGGTCCACTCAATGTCGGTGTACGGTTGATAATGTCGATAGTGTACCAACCGACACCAGTGTGTACATAATAGTTATTTGTATCATCAACAAATGCTAGAGATGGCTCACTGACTCCGACCAACGGCAACTGGCTAATACTGTCATATATGGTTAAAGCGCCGACATTAATACCTGAAACGATACCATTTAGATAATCACTATCAACAGTTGCAAGATAAGCTGAATCAATTAATGACGCTTGATCATTCAAGTTTTGTGAGAAAAATGTAGAGACGTCTCTTATCTTTGACATATTACGATCCAAGTATTCTTATGATAACAACACCAGAGCCACCGTCTCCAGCCCGAGTGTAGCTTGGTTGTCTTGGCTCAGCTCCAGCCCCGCCAGCACCTGTGTTTGGAAGCCCGCTTAATTCTGTCAGATCGGCTGTCAAACTAACACCGCCACCACTGGACTTACCACCAATTCCACTAGCTCTTGTACCGTAATAGGTCTGTCCATTAAAATAGAAACCGCCGCCACCGGCAGCATAAAATTCTGATGAACCCGTAATAGTAGATGAAAGGCCTGCACCCCCATTAGATGTATTATCTGAAACATGATCGGCCGTTGTGGGAGTCACGCCGTTTCCTCCAGCACCACCACCACCACCAGCATTCGTTGGGGGCCCATCACCAGCGCCACCGTCATTACCATTACCTGCTCCGCTACCGCCGGCTGCACTACCGCCGGGAGCACCTCCACCACCAGATGATCCAGATCTAGCGTCGCCAGCCTTAGCTAATATACCATCGCCACCAGCTGACCCGAAGCCGCCTCCACGAGCTCCACCGGCGGCTTGCAAGTCGATCGATCCTCCAATAATTGATGATGTACCACCGTAACCACTTGCCGTGCCGTCAAGCGGGTTGTCTTCATCAAAACCACCACCCTGTTGTCCTGCGCCGACGGTGACTGTATAAGTTCCAGGCGCCATGGATAAACTTGTGTCTTCCAAGAAAGCGCCAGCACCTCCTCCAGCAGAATAGTAAGAGCCGCCGCCTCCGCCTCCGCCTCCAACAACAAGTACCCAAGCTGTTGAACTAACTGGTATTGTAATTGTTCCATCGCCAGTAAACTTATAGACAGTATCAGATCCGACAGTAGTTTGTGTATATGTTCCAGACACATTAGACACAGCTAAATCTGTGCTAGTTGACGCTGTGTTTACTCCGTCAGAAACTGTAAAGGTAATTGTTGTGTCACCAAAACTGTCTCCTGAGAATATACTAAAATTAGAAGAATCTTGCTGAACATATAAGATTCCTGAGTCAACAAGTGGATCTAAACTGTATGAATAAGACAACGGAATCCCATCAGAGTCTGTCGCTAGTATAGAAAGCTGAAGAGAGTCTTGTTTGCTAAGCGTATACTCTGATTCTAAACTTGTTGTAATAACCGGTGTGCGATTGATTTGTTTGAGCTCAAGCCAACCTTCTCCAGTTCCAATCACAAGATTATCAGTACCTGTCAGATATGCGTAAGCACCAGCGTCGCCTGTTAAAGGTAACGATCCGAGCGAATCATATGACGCAACAGCTTGACCAAGTGTGTTAGTAACATAATCTGAATCTACACCCGTGACAGCATTTTCACTCAGCGTAGTACCACTGATACCAGTGTTGAAAAATTTAGCGAGTGATACATTTCTTCTCGTCATAATTAGTTACCAAACACTTGAGTATCAAAGTCAGCTAACATTTCATCATCAGTCATTGTCGTGGGATACAATGCAACACCAGCAATTCTTTGTTCCATTAATGCGCGTGATATATATCCATCTAATGCTCCGCTTGGACCAGAGAATATTAGTTCATTATTATTTTCTGCATATGGAGGTGCATACCCACCTGCACCAGTACTACAATTAATATCATATGGCGTTCCGCCAGGAGTTTTTGCTCTGAATAATTGTGATACTGTAAAGTTGGAATTTACTGTCATGATATACCACTGATTGGTTGCCATAGTCGGAGACAACAGTCTTGATGTTGTACTTGTCCCTTGGAATGCGACTACTTTATTACTATATGTAGCTAACGATATACTAGATCCGGATCCGTCTTTACATGACATTCCAATGCCAACGTCGTTTTGCAAAGGAATGTTAATTGCCCAAACAAATTTATAAGAACTCGAACTTGTAAAACTAGTCGTAACACCAGATGTAATATATCTAAGATAATCTGAACTTCCATCAACCTCAAATGATTGTCCTGCGACCGTTTGAGATGCTATACCAGAAGAAGAAGTAGAAATTGATGATACGGTCCTAGTGACACTTCCTCCAGATGTTTCGTCTGGAGTATTTAGATAGACAGCATTAGATGAAGGTTCTACATATGTGGTAACAGCTCTAAACAATGTAGAAGATGATGTAATTGACTTTCCGTCTGTTAAAGAAAACGTAACAGTGCTTTCAACTGTATAATTGGCTGAATCAGCATCTGGTGTCACAGTAAATACATTATCACTCTGTGAGATCGATGCTAATAGGTTTGAATCAGTACCCGTCAGAGTAATATCAAATGCACTGTCACCAAAGTTAAATGAATAACTATCTTGAAGACCTGTAAATGATGGAGCAAAATTTTCAGGATAGTTAATCAGATACCATCCTTCACCTGAAAAGATATAGTGCTTATTCGACGAATCAATAAACGCTAAATCACCAGCAGATAATCCTGACGTCGGTATACTATCAAACCGATTATACACCGTAGCGCCAGACGAAGCAGATGCTGTGCTATAAGTCGCGATGTAGTCTTGATCGATAACAGTCTCCAGTGTATTGTTAACAATTACACCGGTGCTGTCGATCTGACTAGCAAACTTTGATATATCACGAGCTCTTGACATTATTTGTTACAAACCTGTTGAGTATTGATTGATGCCATCGCTTCCATATCCAATAATATACATTTTAGTACCATCATCCTGTTTGAATGCTATATCAGATGGTGAATACTCCTCATTTGACAAATCAACACTATTACTGTCATATGATGCAGTTGATAGATCAAATGGTGTTGCAAGAGTAAACCGGATAACTCGACCGATCCCAGAAGCGGACCCACAAACGTACATTTTATTACCAATTTCGTTAAATGCTAGTCCTAAAGTAACACTAATGTAAGATCCGGTATCAACATAAACATCATCATAAGATGCTGTGGATATGTCAAATGCTGTAGAAAGTGAGTACTGAAGGACAACATCATTAACGTCAGCAATTGTTGAAGTGTTTGTAGCAATAAACATCTTAGTTCCACTTGTATTAAATCTAACACCTCTAATATCAGTTGATAGTGAGATACTAAAGCTAACATCATCATAGGTAAAACTAACTAAATCATATGATGTTCCCAATGAATACTGATATACATTATTGGTTTGACGGCCAACCATATATATCTTAGTTCCGTCATTATTAAATGTAAGACCTTCTGGGACTGTGTCTTGACTTGATACAGATTGATTTCTTGTGTATGAGGCCGTTGATAAATCCCATGCTGTGCTAAGATTATATTGACTTATACGGTCGTTATCGTTTCCACAAATAAAGAGTTTAGTTCCATCAGCACTAAATATTAAGCCTTGGGCAGTTGTCTCTTGACTTGTAACACTAAGAAATACATTGTCGTAAGTGACCTGAGTTAAATCAACCGTCCACCCAAAATTTAAATTAAATGTATTGATACTGGATGATATATTCACACCATCTGTTGCTTTAAATGTAACAATTGCTGACTCAGCCGTTGCCGAATCTTCACTAAATGGCGTTATGGTAAACTCATTTCCATCCTGACTAATTGATCCTATTCGTACCAAGTTACTGTCGCCTGTCGCGCTATATGTAACAGGATCTCCGTCAGAATCTGTTGCAAGAATTGTAATCTTGGTAGTGTTACCTTCAATTGATAAAGCAAAAGGAGTTGTATTTCCGTCAGAGTCTTGTACTGATAAAATATTAGGCGCATTATTAATCAATGCGATATTGTACCAACCAACCGAATCCCAAAGATATAATCTGTTATTTGAGCTTACATATGCCTGATCACCATTAGTATTTCCAATATACGGCAACAAATCAATAGAGTCATAAAAGGTGGTTGTTCCGCCACCACCACCTGATACTCCACTTGCCTCTTCGGAAGCTGCTATTATCGTAGCCTTATAATTTGAAAAACTTGCCATTAGTTAGTCCCCACAATAATCCATCCTTCGTTAACATTGTAGTACGCTAAGTCAACTGCTGCTCTATCAATATCAATTGCAAAGTCAGAATCGGCTCCGTTAATCTTATGTCCGTTTCTAGCAATCGTGATATTCTGAGAACTTGCGTCACCTGTACCGTCTACAACTTTTATCTCATCACCAAGTGTAGCAGTTGCAGGTAACGTAATTGTCACAGCCTGAGTCGTATCTACTATATATTTCTTATGAGCTTCGGCTGTAATACTAGTAGTTGCTTCTCTGTACGTGCCAGCACTTAAATAGTTAGTAATAAATGCTTCGGTACTACCAGTTGCAACCGAGATGCTGATATAATCATCTGCATCGGCACCTTGGCTTAAGGTAACAGAGCTTCCGTTTGTGGCAACATAGTCAGCAGAATCAATTAATAGTATACCGTTTTTGAATACTTGTAAACGGTCTTCTGTATACTCTAACGTATTATTTGATGTATCGACTCCAGAAAATGTAACCTGGCCAGAATCAGCTTGATATGTGTAAGTAAAGATGTTTGAAGAAGGAGTCGCCGCGATTGCTGTTACTCTTCTTACGCTCATGATACTTACAATATCATCAGCCGTTGCTGCTTCGGTCAGAACAATACTTGTTCCGTTTGTTGCTGTATAGTCAACACCGTCTGCAAGGAATAGACCGTTGAGATAAACTGCAATGTTTCCTGGAGTGTATGACATTATAGCTGAGCTATTATCAACACCAGAGAAGACTGTCTGTCCACCAGCTGCTGTATAGTCAAACACACTAATCAGGCTTTCATTATTTTCTAATGCAGCTCCAGCATAAGACGTAATTGTTACTACATCACCAGAATCTGCAGCAGTATCTAAAACAACAGATGTTCCGTTTGTTGCTGTATAGTCAGTAACATTTTTAAGTAAAATACCATTCAGGAACAGCTGAATACTTGCATCTGAGTTATAACTGAGTACCGCACCATTATCATCTGAATCAATAAATGTGGTCTGACCAGAATCAGCTGTGTATTCGAATACAGTAATTGTTGGTCCAGAGACAGCAGCTGCGTTTGATGTGAATATCGATAGCACACCATCTGAATCGACTGTACCAGATCCGCCTTCACCCGAAACTATATTAAATATTGTTACTTCGTCACCAGAGTCGGCAGCACCTGTCAATGTAACTGTATCTGTCCCAGTTGTTGTGAAATCGATTACCGGTCTAAGAAGAATACCGTTAACAAATACTTGAATACTTGAAGGTATGAATGATAACGCATCCCCGTTATTATCGGTTCCTGTAAATACTGTCTGACCAGAATCTGCAGTGTATAAGAAGTCGACTGCACCAGCTGTATTTGCACCTGACAGTACACTCAATACATAATCTGAGTCGACTGTACCAGATCCTCCACCACCGCCAGAAATTGTAATCGTCTTAGTTGCACCCGCGCCTGACGCAACAACACCATCACCAACAAAGTTTAAAGTTGTTGCAGTTGTTGAAAGCGGAGTACCTTCATCTTGAACAGTGACACCGCCACCACCCGCACTGGATTGTCTCAACTGTACATAATCAGAATCAACTGTTGCATTAATTAACGATATGACAGAAGCTGAATCGGTTCCGGATACAGCATCTACTCGAGCATTAATGTAGTCGGAATCAATTAATGATAACACTACTGCTGAATCGATTGCGTCCGTTAAGTATCCCTGAGCTGCTACAAGGCTAATGATTCCTGCTGAATCAAGGAAAGACGTATCACTGAGTAGTACGATATTTCCAATCATTCCAGCATGAACTGTACACTGATAAACAAGTGTATCTGGTGCATCCATCGGAACATTGAAAATTAGCTCACCGTTATTTTGAGCGTTATTTGTGACACCAGTACTGTAGGCAGAGCCTCCGTCACTCACCCTGATTTCGAATGGGTGAGACACAGCATTGATGTTAAACTTATATGTCAACCCTCTTTGCAAATAAAGAGTAGGATTATCTTGAGTAGATGAGAACCCGTCGCCGATGAATGAATATGCTGAGAATCCATTATTGACTACATTGAAGATCGCTTCAGCTGGTCGACGTAACTCGATGTAATCAGAATCAACAAGATTGATTACTTCAGCAGAGTCTAAGAAATCAAATGTTTGCTGTCTTGATTGTACGTACGCTGAGTCGACTTGACTTGTAATAATTAATGCAACATCAGTCGAGTCAACTAGATCTGTGTTCGATATGATCGTAGCAACATCAGCAGAATCCACAAAGTCAATATTTGCTATGATTGCTGATACATCAGCTGAATCGACTAAATCAGTATTTGAAATAATTAATGACACATCAGCTGAGTCAAGTACACTGTATGTAATCTGATTTGACTGAATATATGATGCATCAATTACACCCTGGACAGTGGTGCTGTCTAAATAATTTGCATCGTTTGGT